TCTGTGCGTCAATCGCCTGCTGAATGCGCTGGTTCGCCACGTCACGCACCAGCGCCAGATCTGCTTCGCTGGCCGACACCATGCCTGCCGCAACCGCCGCAGCATTCAGCTCAGCCTCGGCTGCCGCTGCCCATCTGCCGATGTCACGCAGCTCGATCTCCAGTGGCGTCATGCCGGCGTTGTCCAGCTCGTCCTGCAATCCCTGGACCCGCTGTTCGTAGCTCGCCAGCGCTGCAGCCTGCGCTGCGGCCTCCGCATCGATCGCGGCCTGAATCCGCTGCGCGGCCACGCCTCGCACCAGCGCGAGATCCTCTTCACTGGCAGATACCAGCCCGGCCGCTGCCGCCGCAGCATTCAGTTCGGCCTCGGCCTCCGCCGCCCATCTGCCGATGTCACGCAACTCGATCTGCAGCGGCGTCATGCCGGCGTTGTCCAGCTCGTCCTGCAGTGGCCGTTTGACGCTCTCATAGTCAGCCAGCGCGGCCGCTTGTTCGGCGAGCACCTGGTTGAGCTGCAGCTGACCGGCGTAGCGGATCCGCTGCATCTGTTCCTCGCTGGCGTTCAGCTCGTCCGCGCGAGCAAGCAGCTCGTCGGTCTGCGCGTTGATCGCGGCGATGCGGTCGGCGAAGTTCAGCTCCTCGGGAGGTTCCAGATCGGCGATGGTCTGCTCCACGCCAGCCATCAGATCCTCGATCGACGTCGCAGCCGCGCCCAATGCCTGGGCGTACTGGCCGGTGAGGTTGATCACCAAGCCCAGCGCATCTGCGGCCTCCAGCCACTCGACCACAGCTTCAGCCGACAGCGTTGGCAGCCGCGCCTCGAACAGATCGCGGAAGGCCTTGGCACCCTCATCGCCCTCGAAGTCGCCGGCGTTCAGGCCGATGTCGCCGAACTGCTGGTCTGCGTTGGTGCGCGCACGATCGAGCGCCAACGCGATGCGCTCCTCGGCGCTATAGAACGTCTCGAAATAGCTGCTCCACAGCGCTGCAGCTCGATCCACGCCGCCCGCGGCCTCGCTGATCTCAACAGCGAAGCGCACCAGCTCCTCGCGCGACTTGTTCAGCTCCACGCCGGACAGCGCGAGCGCCTCGTCCAGCAACTTTGTACTGACCACCATCCGTTGGTAGGTCTGGATCAACGGCTCGCCGGACGCCTGCAGCTCCTCCGTCAGGTCCGTGATGTACGTCAGCGAGGATCCCTCGCCGAGCAGTTCCGTGCCGTTGCGGATGTCAGAAGCTGCCGCAAGCAGGAACTGCGCGCCCTGCATGAGCTGCTCAGCATCGCCACGCCAGCGCTCAGCGATCGCGGATGCTTCGCCGCGTATGGCCGCTGTGGTGCCATCGTCGAACGATGCGTCGACGGATTCGCGGGCGCTCTTGTGGAACTGGCGGCCCCACTCTTCGCCGAAGCTGCCTCCCGCGCTGCCCGCGCCAGCCGCTGCCTCAGATCCGGCATCGTTGACACCTGCGACGATCGCATCCGCCACGCCACCCAGCGCCGCATCGATTGTCTGGATCAGCGCCTCGGCCGTGATGCGTGTCGCGGCGGCCTCTTCGGTCGCCTCTTCCCACGTCCGGCCGAGCACGTCGACAAGGATCTTGCGCGACTTCTCGTTGCCCTTGTCGTACTCGACCAGTGTGCGGATGGCCGCATCAATGACCGGCGGAACCTCGGACTGCAGCGCGCGGGCGCCTTCCAGCATGACCTGCTCGACCGCGTCGAACAGTTGGCTGGCCGCGTCGACGGCATCCGAGCCCGGATCCACACTTCGAGTGCGCCGCTGGGTGCCACGGAACAGACTGCGCTGGCGCTCTTCGTTGACCAGTGCTGACGCGCTGCCGCCGTCGGCGCCGATGCCGATCGAGGTTTCGGAACTGGTGGCCTGGAACTTGGTGCCGAAAAGCTTGCCGCCGCTGATCTTGTCGACGATCGCGGCCACCGCGGCGATCGCTGCGATCGGGCCGGCGAGCGCGCCCAGGCCCAGGCCGATGCTGCCCTGGCTCAGAGCGGCGAAGCCATACTGCGCGCTGGTCAGCAGACCATTGACCACGCCGAGGTTGCCGACCATTGCTGCCGTTGCGGCCACGCCGCTGCTCAGCGCGCCGACGAAGCCGCTGGCACCGCTGATCAAGCTGCCAAAGCCGCCTGAGCCGCCGGCGCCGGCGTTGCCGCCCAGGCCAAGGATCTGGCCAAGACCACCGCCACCACCACCCAGCAGCTGCCCGGCCTGTCCGGCGATGGCGCTGCCACCACTTAGCGCCATCGTGATTGGCAGGATGATCCGGTTCTTGAAGAACAGCGCGACCAGGTCGGCCAGCATCCGCTTGGCAATGTCCTTCAACGCCGAGCCAAAGTCCTTGAAGGACTTCAGTCCGCCAGCGATCCAGTCGCCGAAGGCGGTTGACACCGAATCGACACCACTCGACCAGACCCGCTCATAGTCGTCGGCGGCCTGACCGGCTTTCTCAGCCAGCACCACGTTGGACTCTGCCAGCTCGGCCTGGCGGCGGATCTCGGCCGCATGCTCTATCGCGTAGGCCTCGCCACGTACCTGACGGGCAATGCGCATGGCCTCTTCCACCCGCAGTTCCGTGTTGCGTGCCGAAGTACTGAGTCCGGCCAGCTGGATCTCGCGCTCATACGCCGCAGCGAGGTTGCCCAGCACATCCTCTTCGCGGCGCGCTTGGGCCACGCGTCCCTCAGCGGCGGCGGTGACCGTGTCATACGCCTGCGCGATCCGCTCCTGCAGCTCCACGGTCACCGGGCCCTGCGCCAGCAGTACATCGGTCGCTTCGGTCAGCTCCTCCAGCGCGTCCTGGTTGTCCGCCAGCGCTTCGAGCATCGGCCCGGACAGCGTGCCGGCTGCGTCTGCGATGATCCGGTCCAAAGTACCCAACGCCTCGCGCTGCTTCTCTGCCGCTTTAGCCCACTGCTCAGCCGTGGCTGCGCCGGCCTTCAGATCGTTGGCGTAGCTCTTGGCGTCGGCGCCGGCCTTGCGCATTGCGGTGCCCGTGGCGGTGCTGGCCTTTGCCAGCTCGCGCTCGGCACCGATGCGCTGCTTGGCGGCGTCGAACTCGGCGAGCTGCGCATCCACCGCCGAACGCGAGGCAGCGATCTGGGTGTCGCGGGCGCGTTCGATGTCGGTAATGCGGCCGGCGATCTGCGCCCGCTCTTCCTTATATATGTCGGCGTTGGCCGCGATGCGGCCCTGCACCTCGGCCTCGGCACTCGCGGCCGATCGTAACTTCGTTTCCAGTTCGGCTAACGCACCGGCCAGCGCGCTGGCGCCGGGCGCCTTGGCGGCCAGCTCAGCTGCGCCGGCAGCCATCTCCGCCAGGCGCCCAATCACCGCATCCTTGGCCCGGGCAAACACCAGCTCGATGCCGTTGCCCACGGCGGTCGCGCCGGCCTTGATCGCCACCCAGACTTCGTCGATGCGGGCGCCGATCTCTTCGAACTGCGCCACCGTCTTGATGCGCAACTGGTCGAACTCGCCGATGCCGATCGTGACAGCAGTCCGGATCGCGACCGGGAGCACCAGGAAGGTGTCCGCGATGTCGCGACCCAGCTCCACTGCACGCGCCTGCACCAGGTCAAAGTTCTGCACCAGCGCGCCGATCGCGCCATCGCCCACGGTCTGGATCCGCGCGAACTCCTCGGCCCAGATCGCCAGCGCGGTGGGAATGCGTTCCACCAGCTCGGCGATCGCCTGCAGGCCGCGCGCCAGCGTGCCGCTACCGTTGAGCACCTGCTCGATCTCGCCGACGGTGCGCAGCGCCGCGTTCTGCAGCTGCTGCCAGGCGCGGGCGCTGGTGATGGGCAGCTGGCTGAATTCGGCATCGATCGCGTCGCCTTGCTTCAGGATCGCGTCGATGATCACGTCGGCGGTGAGCTGGCCCTGCTCGGCCATCTTGCGCAGCTCGCCGCGGCCAACGCCCAGCGATGCGCTGAGAGCATCGGCCAGGCGCGGTGCGCCTTCCAGCACGCTGTTGAACTCCTCGCCACGCAGCGCACCGGCGGACAAGCCCTGCGCCAACTGGACGATGCTGCCCTGCATCTGTTGCGCCGACGCGCCGCTGATGCCAAAGGTCTTGTTGATCAGCTCGGTGGTGCGCAGTGCTTCGGATTGCGAGCGGCCCAGATCATCGGTGGCCTTCTGCAGCCGGCCATACAGCACCGCCGTGCCTTCCAGCTCGGCGAAGGTTCGCTGCGCGACGGCATAGGTCTGATCCAGCGCGGCCCGGTAGCGGCCTTCGTCCTGAGTGACGATGCGCAGCCGGCTGGAGATGTTGGCGTAAGCGTCCGACAGCCGCACGTACTGCGCGATGCTGAACGCGGCGGCCAGGCGGCCGGCGAGCTTGCCGATGCCGGTGGACAGCCGCGAGGCGCTCTCTTCGGTCTTGCGCATCGCCCTGGATGCGCGCTCGCCGCCCTGCTCGCCGGCGCGGCCGACATCCGTCAGGCTCTTCGCCGCCTGCTGCAGCTTGCCCGGCAACGCGGCGGCGTCGGCGGTGATGCGCAGTGTGACGACTGGATCAGTCACCCTTGGGCCTCTGCTTGTTCATGTAGTCGGCCGCCGCCTTGCCCATCAGCATCAGATCGGCCAGCAACTGCGGCCGGTCTCGCCGCGGGATGCGCAGCAGTCGACAGGCGCTCTCGATCTCGGCGGCTGAGAAGCCCTGCACAAACACGGCCATGCCGGCGCTGATGGTCAACTGGCAACACTGGAATACTTCCACCGCGAGGAGGCATTGCGGCAGGACGTCGACCAGCCAGACATCGTCATCATCGTCTTCGTCCTCATCGTCGCCTCGCATCAGGGCGGCGAGCGAGCCGGGAATGGGGCCGTCCGGCTCGTCGCCTTCGTCTTCGTCGTCTTCGTCCGGTGCCTCCAGCCGGGCGCTATCGCGGTCGCCGACTAGCGCCTGCGCCGCCTGCTTGAGTTTTTTGCTCGTGCGCTCCCGGCCATCTCCAGATAACCGTCAAAGATCGCGGCGCGGACGATGGAGCCGTAGCGGTGCGACTCGATCCAATCGTGGGCACTCTGGCCCTCTGCGGTCGGCAGGCCGTTGATGACCGGAACCAGGCGCTCGAAGCGCTCCGGGATGGAGATCTCGCCGGACTCGACCTGCGCGTCCAGAGCTTCCAGCGCTTCCTGGTCGAGCACCACGACTTCGCAGTCGACGAAGCCTTCGATGTTCGGTTTGGCCGGCGGCTTCGGCCAGCAGAAGTTGACCTTGAGCGGCGCGGTGGGGGTCTCGTTGATCTTCAGGGTGGACATGGATGCTCCTGTGGGTCGAAACAGACGGGCGCCGTGGTGGCGCCCGTCGGATGTGGCGGGCGGATGGCTTAGGCCGTGATCGTCAGCACCTGCGCCTTGGTGGCCACCTTCGGCGTGACGGGCGTCGAGTCGGTCGCCGAGACGGTGAAGTTGTGCGTCCCTGCGGTGGCCGCGTCGGGCGTGCCGCTGATCACACCAGTGCCGCTGTCGATCGTCAGCCCGGCCGGCAGTGCGCCGGCGCTGATCGCCCAGGTGAGCGTGCCGACGTAGTCGCCCAGCGCGAGATAGTCCTCCCAGCTGTAGGCCACGCTCTCTTCGCCGTCCTGGTCGGCGATGTCGCCGCCGATGCGGAAGGTGGCGTTGCCGAATTCGAGATAGAACTCGTCGCCGCCGGCGTCGGACGGGATGCAGGTGCCGGTGATCTGCCAGCACTTGTCGCCCTGGACTTCGGTGGCGGTGATCTGGTCGATCTGACCGCGCACGCCGATGGTGAGATAGCGACCGTCGCCCAGGTCGACCTGGCGCATCGCGAGCGTGATCAGCTCCTCGCTGTCGCGGATCGCGTGCACATCGAAGTCGGTCTGCGAGGGCCGCGCGAACACGGCGGTGAAGGTCGGGACGCGGGCCGAGACACCGGTCTCGTCGAACTCCGAGTAGGGCTTGGTCTCGATCGTGTTGCCCAGATCCACACGCAGGCTCTTGGCGCGCAGCGCCAGGTTGCTGATCGCCGCAACGCCCAGACTGGACAGCCGCATGCGCAGCGTGTTGCGGGTGGCGTCGGACGAGCCGACACCGGGGCGCATCTGGACGAAGGCGCTGGTGTTGGCATCGTTCGGCAGGGCCGCTTCGTCGACCGTGTCATAGCTGCCCTGCAGCCGCAGCTGGGCGCTCGGGCGCTGGTTGACCTCGACGCCGATGCTGGTCAGGTTGCCGCGGGCGTTGGTGACCTCGATCAGATCACCTGAGTGCCAGAACTTCGCGTCGGCCAGGGCGAACGAGCTGCTCACCGGCGTGTAACGGGTGGTCTCCAGGACTGCGCTGATCGTCTCGGCCAGGCCGCAGGGCTTGAGCACCGGCGCATGCGGCGCGACGCCTTCCGTGCCGGTCGTGCTGCCGGGAACCTCGGGCAGGGCGAAGTGGATCTGCCCTTCGATGAAGGCACGCTTGTTGGTGACCGCGAAGGTAGAGCCGCCCAGGACGGCCTTGTCCTCGTTGTCCTCGACCTTGTCGAACTCCGTGCCCGAGCTGCCCTCGTAGAACTTGATGGCATGCGTGGCAGCCGCCACGGTGACGCCGGCGGCGGCGACAGCCAGCACGCGGCGATTGAATTTTTCCAGAGCTGGCTGGGCCACGACTTACTCCTTGGACTTGCGGGTGCGGACCGGCTTGCCGCGCGCGGCGGCCGGAGACTGGGATTCGGTGGGTTCGTGCGCGGCCGGCTCGGCGGGCTGCTCGGCAGTCGCGTCACGGCGCACCAGCCCCTTGCGGGTGTGGATGTAATCGCCGCCGGCGGTAGGCGTCGGCGGGGTCGGCTGCTTGCTCACGTTGTTGTCTCCGTCTTGCACAGGAATCGATCGGCCCACCAGTAGTCGGCCTGGTCATATCTGAGGAGTGCGGCGCGGCCCTGGATCCGGATCGGCTCGGCCGTCACGCCGGCGGGCACCGTAGGCGTCCAGCCGATCAGCGCGGCGCGGCCGGCGCCAATCAGCGGGCGGGCCTGCACCGCGTTGGCGGCCCCGCGTTCGCCGGTGCGGAAGTGGCGCACGCCGTAGATCACGGCCACCGTCACCGACGCGGCAAGTTCGCCGTGCTCGGCGTAAAGGCTGCTGTCGTGAGTCTCGGACTCGACCACCACGAAGGCGGCCGGTAGGTTCGGCGATCGCTCCAGGATGGCGGCCAGGTCGGCGGCTTCGCCCACATCGCGCAACTCCGGGAGCTGGTCGCGCAGGCGCGCCACGATCTGGCCAGCGTCAAAGGGCGCGAGCTGCTCGCTCATCAGAAGTAGCCCTGCAGGCTGTCGCGGCTGAACACGCTGTCGGCCTTGGTCACCTGCGGCGCACCACCGCTGCCGGTGGCCGGCGCGGGATCGTCAGCACCGAGCGTGACGGAACCGTCGGCCAGGCTCTTCAGGAGCTTGAGCGCGGCCTCGTAGCGGTTGCGGATCTCGTCGGTCGCGCGATCCTCCACCAGCAGATAGCGGCACAGATCGCCGGCGACGCGCACCAGCGAGGTGGGCACCGGCGAGAGCGGCAGCGTGTAGCGCCGGCGCAGGTGCATGTCGATCACCTGATCAGCGTCGGCGATCACATCGGTGATGCGCGAAAGCGCCTCCTCGGCGATCGCCACGTCGCCGACATCCCAGCCGCTGGTATCACTGCCGGCAATCACCGCACGCAGCAGCGCAGTCTCCACCACCGCCTGGTCATCAGGCGTGGCGGACTGCGCCAGTTCCCTGGCGCCGAATCGCTGCAGCAGTTGGGCGGCGGTGATGTACATCAGGCGGCCGGGGTCTTGGTGGCTTTGGGCTTGGCGGCTTTCGGCGCCTTGGGAGCCTTCGGCAGCTTCGTCGGCTTCGCAGGCTCAGTGGCCGGCGTGGCCGGCGCGCTGACTTCCGCAGAGTCCTGACCGGCGGCTGTCAGCGCGCCGGTCTGCGTGGAGCCGTCTGCGGGTTGGGATTCGTCGTGGACCTTCTGCGCCAGCGCACCCAGCGCCATGATCGCGTCGCCGTCGCCCTCCTTGGCCCGCGTGATCAGATTTTCGATCGCAGGCGCAACGGCCACGTCACTGCCGTCCGCACGCTCGGCCACCGGCGCCAGCGTGCCGGCCTTGACCAGCGCCTCGGCCGCTTCAGTGGACATCGTGACGAAGCCGGATTTGATCACCCGGCGGTTGCGCTTGATGGGGCTCAGGACTGCGTATCGCGGCACGATGTTGCTCCTGGTGGAAGTCGGCGGGGCCGAAGCCCCGCCTTGCAATGCCCTGTCAGGTCGGGCGTTGAACCCTTACGGCGCCAGGCCGGCGCCCTTGATCAGGTAGCCCGCAGTGATGCCGGTCAGCACCGGGGTGCAGTCGTCGGACACGCCGTAGATCCAGCTCTTGCAGGATTCGTCCCAGTACGCCTGCTCGACCATCGGCATGCCGTCGATCGTGTAGGTGTAGCCGTAGGACGGCTCTTCCATCGTGCTGGCGGCGGGTGGCACGTAGGCCAGCACCACGTCATCGCCCCAGGCGTCGGTGAAGGCGCCGGCCGCATCGGCGCGTACCGCCTTGCCGACCACCACCTTGTCGATGTCCCACAGCGCTGCGAGCAGATCGGCCGTGACGATGTCGCGGCCGGTGTACTTGATCCGGTCGATGATGTTCTCGTGCGTGCGCAGCGCGCTCATCGCGGTGGCGCTTACCACGGCCACATTCGGATACTGGCCCGTGCTGGCGCGGATCGCCTCGCGGCCGGTCTCGACATCGGCAGACGGATCCGACGAGGTGCCACCTTTCCAACGATCCTGGCCGGTCAGGGTGACCTTGTGATCGTTGTCGTAGTTGGCCGCGGTAATCGCCAGCGTGGCCTGGTCGACTTCCAGCTCCAGCCCGGTCGATCGCAGCACCAGGTTGACCGCTCGCGTGCCAAGGTCGATGCCAGGCACCTGCGAGGCGTCGCGCATCAGCTCACGCGGCACCGGAGCTTCCAGCGCGCGCGGCGTGATCGAGTAAGGATCGGACTCATGCCCGAAGGTCACCCGCTTGGTCGCCGAGCCGGGAGCGCGGGCAGTGCTGTACAGCTTGAAGCTCTCCTTGCCGAAGCGCAGGATCCGGCCGCCGTACTGGGCCACATTCACGCGTGGGAACAGGTTCTCGCCCACCAGCTGCTGCTGGCGGTAGCCGCGCACGTGGTTGGTCAGGATGACGTCGACCACGCGGGTTTGGGCTGGGGTTTGCTGTGGCATGGGACTTCCTCGTGGTCAGTCAGGCGGTGTGGATCAGTTCTGGAACAGGAGCACTTCGATGAAGTCGCCGGCGTCGGCCGCCGCCTCCAGCGCGATGCCGCGCACCGCGACCTCGGTCTCCCAGGTCACCAGCAGGCTGTCGCCGGTGGTTGCCGTGCCGCCGGCGTTGTCGATCTCGTCGTCGTCTGAGATCGCGAACTCCGACGTCAGGTCGGCGATGTTGATGTTGGCGGCGGTGCCGTCGCGGTTGAGCTGGACCACGCTCACCAGGCGATCGGTGGTCAGGATGCCGGTGGCCACGTGCGCGCCTGCCGCACCGCCGGCGATGACTGCCTGGCGCACGGTGGAGGCGGTCGCCGGGATCGCGCGGCCGGTGGCATCGGACTGGACCTTGCCGTACTGGGCCACAGCCGCGCCGGCTTCCAGTACAGCAGTGCCGATGATGTCGGCTGGGACCAGGTCGCCGATCGCTGCGGCCGCGCTGCGGGTGGCGCCGATCGCGGAGCCGCCGGCGGCCGGATAGTTGCCGTCCGCGGTGACAAACCGGTTCGCAGCCAGCACAGCTGCCGCGGCGATCGACAGGGTAAGAATCGAGTGGTTCTGAGACATGGAGACTCCTAAGCGATCGGGTCGGGGCGATCAGCCGCCCACGGCGCGGACGGCGTCGAGGTAGCTGGTGTTGGGGTTGGCGGCCATGTGCGCCCGGGCCCGTCGATCGAGATCGAGCGAGCGCGGATCCACCACGGAGCCGGCCGGCGCAGCGAAGCTCGCGGCCTGGCCGACGACGCCTTCGGCCTTGCTCTTCTCGCCGTACTTGATCTGCGGCGGGAGCGAGGACAGGAAGGTGCGCAGCAGCTGCGCGGGTTCGGCCTGGACGGGCTGACCGTCGCTGGCGGAGAAACTGATCGGCGCCGGCGGCAGGGCCAGCAGCACTTCGACCAGCTCAGGCTGGTGCCGTGGCAGGATCTGGCCGGTGTCGGCGAGCGATGCGGCAAAGCTCACCGCGGACTCGCGCGCGGCCTTGGAACGGGCCTGCGCGGCGGCATCCTCGGCGGTCTTGATCTCAGCCTCGCGGGCGGCGAGCTGCTGCTCGCGGGTGGCGAGGGCGGATTCGCGCGCGGCGAAGTCGGCGGTTTGCGTCTCGGACATCGGTGGCTCCTTGGGTGCGGGTGCGGGTGCGGGTGCCGCGAAAGACGGGGTGCTGGCGGGCGCCACTTCGGCCGGAGCCGGCTGCGCCGCGCTGGACAGGGAATCGATCTGCCAGGACGGGATGACCCGGTCGCCCAGTTCGATGCCGCCTGACTCGATCATCCAGTCGCGCAAGCGCCGGAACATCGCGGAGACATCCAGCCAGGCGTAGCGCTGCAGTTCGGCGCTGAACTCGAACACGTGCGCGCCGTCGTCGGCCGCCAGCTCGATCGGCGGCAGACCGGTCACGCCAGGCGCCGCGGCGCCCAGCACGCCGACGTGGCGCAGATACCAGCCGGCAGGCTTGGGGTTGTTCGGGTGGCCGGGTGGCCAGAGCGACGCGGAGACGTTGCGGTAGCGACCGGCGCGCACCTGGCCCGCGAAGGCCGGTTCCACCTGGTCGAGTACTGCGCGCAGCTGGCCGGCCTCGTCAACCCGCAAACCGGTCACCCAGCCATAGGCCGGATCGTCCGTCTTCGGATGACCTATGACCATCGGCGCGCGAGCGGCGACCGGGTCATAGCTGTCTGCGATCTGCTGCAGGTCGGTGGCCGAGAAGCTCAGATCGCGGCCATGCAGGTCGCGATGCGTCCCGGCGCGGAAGATGGCGATATCAGGTGGGGTGGTCGTCTTCACGACCCGGAGTTTCCGGGCCGGACACCGTCAAGTCTTGGGAAGGGCTTCCCAGTCAGGCAGCAGGAAAGAGCGACAGCTGCCCGGACTCGGCCACGCGGCGGGCGGCGGCGTTGGCTCGCCGCATGGGTGCATCGTGCATGTTGTGGCAGCGCTGGCACAAGGCGGCCAGGTTGAGCAGTCCGGCCGCTTCCGGGCGCATGTCATATATATGTGCCGTGGTGAGCACCACCTTGCTTCCGGTCACCGGATGCGCCTGGCCGTGCACCGCGCCGCACCACTCGCAGCGGCCGCGGGCGCGGACGAAGCGGACGAAGCGAGAGCGCAAAGCCCAGTCGGCGGGATAGCGGGCGCGGTTTTCGGGTCGGATGGGCATCAGGGCGCGTTATAACGCCGTTACGCCGGCCGATCGGGCCTTGGCACCGGCATCGGTAGCGGTTGCGGTGGCTTCAGCGGCTCCTGCGGGCTCTGTGGCGGGCGGGCCGAACAGGTCCGGCTGGGCGTCCAACTGGTGTCTCTGGGTGGCGCGGCGCAGCAGCATGTTCAGGCCGCGCATGGTGATGCGGTACTTCATCGCCAGCTCGCTCTTGCCCATGCCGGCCTTCAACTCGGCGACGATCTGCTGCTCGCGCAGGCTCATCTTGTATGCCGAGTCCTGCGGGAAGCTGATGACCTGGCCGCCCCAGTGTTCGCACAGTCGATCGGCGACCGCGCTGCCGCACTGGTCGGCGGTGTCCTGGTCGATGCCCAGGTCGCGCAGCAGATCAAGCACGTGCGCGTGCACGTCCTCAAGCAGCTCGGCGCGGCGGGCGGCCATGCTCACGGGTTGCCGCTCCGGATCTTGGCCAGGCGCGCATCAGCGGTGTCCTGATCAATGAAGCCGAACTGCAGATCGTGGTGGACGGCGGCGATCGCCTCGTCGATGGGATCGATGTCGCGCACCGGGCTGCCGCCCTGCTGCGTACGGCGCGCCGCGGCGGTGCGCTGCAGTTCGGCCTCGCGTGCACGTTCGGCCTGGGCGTCGACCTTGTCGGCCAGATCAAACACCACCTTGCGCAGGTAGTTGTGGTTTGTCAGCGGCAGACCGCTCGGCGGGCTGGCCAGCATCTGCTCGATCGCCTGGGCCCACAGCGCCGGCGAGGCCGGTCGGCGCGTGCCGATCCTCTCGTCCGCGCACACCTGGCCCGCGTCGACCAGGTCGCGCAGCTCGGCCAGCAGCCGGCGCGCCTTGGGCAAGCGCAAGCCGGTCTTCGGCGGCGAGTGCAGCCCCAGATAACCCAGCGCCGCTTTGCCCAGTGGCGCCGGCAGATCACCGATCAAGGCGATCGCGGCCTTCGCTTCAGGCTCCACGAACATCGCGTCGATGTCGGCGTGGAAGCCGCAGCGGGGGCAGGTGGCGCGTAGGGACATGCAAGGTTCCTGGTAGTGCCCCGGCGACCTTCGCCGCCGGGGCGTGGGTGGCTCAGCGGATCAGGCCGACTTGCCGCATGCGGCGCCGGTTCGCAGTGATGGTGTTGGGCGATCGGTGACCGGTCTTTCGGATCAGCCACTCGCGACTCATCTCGTTGCAGTCGCGGATCGTCTTCCAGTGCGGCTTGAGCTGGAACAGCGCTGACTCGGCGCGCTTCGTCCGGTTCGCCACGATGCCCTCCATGTAGCGGAAGGCGGCGAGGAACTTGACCTTCCAGGCAAGCGCTTCCTTCCCAGTGAAGCCCATGACCAGCAGCGCGAATCCGTCGTGACTCAACAGG